CTTCACACCCGCGCTCACCTCGTCCCCCAAGACGAAGAAGACAAGAACCGTGCCGTATTCGGAGTCCCTAAACTCCTACTAATGGCTGAAAATATGTTCATCTGGAACCTCCAACGTTCCTATCTTAACGCACCACCTGGTAAATTTCCAATGTTATGGGGATTTGAAACCATTCGTGGAGGATGGAAGAAACTGTACCGCTACATTTATGACAAGAACCCTAATTTCTCAACCGCTCTAGGAGCTGATTGGTCTGGATTTGACCGATTTGCCCTGCACGAAGTGATTGATGATGTCCACCTAATATGGAGATCATACTTCACCTTCGCCGACGGATATGAAGAAACAAATGAGTACCCGAACTCCTACACCAACCCTGAACGTCTCGAACGCCTCTGGAAGTGGATGACATATAGCATCAAGCATATGCCAATCACAGCCCAGTCCGGACGATCATACCAATGGTTGTTTAATGGAATCGCATCTGGATATCAACAAACCCAGCTGCTCGACTCTTTTGTCAATGGGATCTACCTTCTCACATGCCTTTCAGCATGCGGAGTTGATATCGAAAGCAAGTCTTTCCTCCTCTTTTTACAAGGAGATGACTCGCTGTGCGTCACCGACGCTAATGTCTACGCTGACAAAGACTGGTTTCTCAACCAAATGTCTCATGAAGCTAAGACTCGATTCAATGCCACTCTTAAACCCGAGAAGACGTCAATCGGACCCGATTTATCGAAGATCGAGGTCTTATCCTACGCGAATCGCTTCGGAATTGCCTATCGCTCTACCGACCAGATTCTCGCCCAACTGCTTTACCCCGAACGCCCCCGCACGCTCAACGAAACCGCCTCTGCCTGTCTCGGAATTGCCACTGCATGTATGGGAATGGACCGCAACGCTTACGACGCCTGTCGTGATGCATTCGATTTTATCACTGGACCTCTCGGTCGTGAACCTTCTCTTAACTATTTCGAAAGACTAGCTAGATCAGGTCTCTTTCCCGGACTCACAGATAAGATACCGCCCTTTCCTTCGTTTGAAGAAACTTTCTTCGCGAACTGGACTCTCACAGAGCGAAGTATCTCCGATAAAGAACGACTCTGGCCTACGTCTAAGTACGAAAAGTTTCACTTCCTGAACCTTTAGTGACGCAGCCCGATTACTGCTACGTGTTTGAATTTATTTATTTTTTTCA